GAGTACGACAGATACCAAGGTCGTGCAGAACAAAAAAAAGCAAGAGCTAGACGTAATTCTGCTAGGCGGCTTATGGAAAAAGAAGGCAAGGTTAGAAAAGGAGACGGGAAAGACGTAGCTCATATGGATAATAGAACTACTAATAATAATAAAAGTAATTTAAGAGTACAAGCTCCAAGTAAAAACAGGGCTTTTAAAAGAAATAAAAAAGCAGGGAGAGCCTAATGGCTAGAGCAGGATTATACGCAAACATACACGCTAAACGTAAAAGAATTAAAGCAGGCTCTAATGAAAAGATGCGTAAGCCAGGAACCAAAGGAGCGCCTACTTCTAAAGCTTTTAAAAAGTCTAAAAAAACAGCAAAGAAAAAATAATGCCTCGTACACCTGACAAACCAATAAGAAAAACTACTAAAGGCAAAAACGCTAATTATCGTAAAACAAAATCCGGAGCAGGCATGACGGCTAAAGGTGTTGCTGCGCATAGGCGTGCAAATCCTGGATCTAAATTAAAGACCGCAGTTACTGGTAAAGTTAAAAAAGGTAGCAAAGCGGCAGGAAGAAGAAAATCGTATTGTGCTCGATCAGCAGGACAAATGAAAAAGTTTCCTAAAGCAGCAAAAGATCCTAATTCAAGGTTAAGGCAAGCAAGAAAAAGATGGAAATGTTAGAGGTTTGGTTAGAAAAGTCTTTACAAAGAACAGAAGACCGATTATTAAGAAAAGCACAAAAAACGGCTTCACGAGAGCTCGCACAAGAGGTTTTGTTAAGTAAGGCAAGGCCTAAGGTCCAGCTTAAAGAACGTTTTAATAAGCTTTATCAGAGTTTCTTGTAAGGGATTTCTTCTTTTTTCATGGCTTCTTCAAGTTTATTTAGATACCAAAGTGCTTTTTTAACATCTTCGAGCCCATTCTTGTAAGAAAATCTCCAAATGTATTTTAAACAGTTACCTTTACAGTAACCTTTGAAAGCTTCGGGTGTCATACTTGCTTCTATTGCATCGATGCATTCTATTTCTCCGCTATTGTAATGCGGTGGTGAATTTACCATATCAGTCATTAGTCTTCTCCTTGTATTCTTCTCGTAGTTCTGGAAACTCAGACAGATAGCAGGTAAGTATATGTTTGTTATCTCCATCCTCTAACAACCTAGTCAACATGTCTCTAAGAGCCATCAGGTTATCCTTATCAATGTCTCGTTTTATTTCAGCTATAATTTCATTAATGAGCCCATTCATTAATCTCTCCTTTCTATACGTATGAATAAATCACACTTTTTTTTCTTAGCCATTTCTATATCATTAAAACAATCTATTCCAACTTGATCTAAACAATCTTGAAAGTTATCTATTAAATCGTGATGATAAGGTGTGGCAGATTGTATTTTTATAAATGATTTTTTATCTGGCGTTAAATGAGTTCTTGGCATTTGTTTTCTCCTAAACAAAATTTTGTTAATATTTCTATGAACGCTTTAAAAGAAATTGCTTCTTTGTTAAATTGTTCTACTGTTAATTCTTGTATTGTAAAATCTTCTGTTATGTACACTAGATCTCCTGATCCAAGTACAGCGTAAGTAAAGATATTGTGCTTACTCTGTTGGGTTAGCCATATTCTTTGTTGTACAGATAGATTAAGTTTAATTTTTGATGTAGTTTTACTAGGCAGTTTGTCAGTGTATTTGTATTCTATAAAACAGTGACCTTCTGGACCTGAATAAAACGTATCGGGAACTCCTCCATGGTACGGATCGTTAATCTTCCATTTGTATATTTCTTTTGGAAGACACTTGTGCACTTTGTTTATGAACTCCTTTTCACGCATGCATAAAGTATACCATGCGTACATGGGTGCGAACTATTATGTCGCACCCGTACGTAAGTTTAATTACAAGTTATCCAACAGAATTTGATTCTTTGGCTTGAAAAGTTCTATCGTAGTAACTTTTTACTTGGTCATATACAGCGTCCTTTACCCAACCAACATCAGAACAAGCAATGTTATAAAACTTTTGCCCAGCTCTGTTTGCTGTTTGTACTGAACCCATTTTCCAAAGAGACGAGAATCTGTCTCCACCTTTTCTTGCAATCTGAGTATTCCATTCTCTAGATACTCTTAGCTTAGAAGATGCACAATCAAATAAGAATGGTATGTCAGCTATTTCGCCAGTTTTCTCATCCATTTTTAATAGTTGGTGCGTTTGGGTTTGCGTAATTTCATGGTCGTCCACTATCTTACCCTGGTCCGTTAAATACGTAACTGCTTCAGTTTGACTCGGGAATGTGCCTACTAGGCCTCCTCCTTTCTCACGCTTGACCCATACAATAAAGTCTTCTTTAAAGTGGACGTTAACAACGTATATTTCTTTACCATAGTTTTCACGCGTTACCGTGTTAATGAAGTCACCTGGTTTGGCACCCTCAATACATTCACTATGATTCTCATCCACTTCATTAGACAGCTGTTGAAGCTGTTTAACTCGTGGCACCATCATGTGCTCTGAAGAAATGTTTTCATTTCCTAGATTACTACCTTTTTTTACATGAGCAGGTAACTCAGTTGCAACAATACTTATATCTTTAGACATATTTCATTTTCCTTTTTTCATCGTTATTATTTCGACCTGTAGTTTACACGGGTCAGTTCAGTGCCTACAACTCCAGGAACTTCCATTCCCATTTTTGCAAGCTCACGCCACGCAGTAGCTGACATACGTTTCTGCAACAATTCAAATTGATTCGTATCAATTATGTGTTGATGCACTGCATCCCAGTCCTGCACGCTTGGCACCATTTCAGCTTTAACTGAAACAGTACAAAGATCATTAGATACTTTCTCGAGCCCTTGCTCTTGCATCTTAATTGCGATTTCATATTCTAGCTCTCGTTTTTGACTGTTAAGATCTTTCTCGTCAGCCTGTACAATTTTAAGTTGATCACGTATTGTGGTCATCTCTGCTAGTAAGTCGGTCATTTTTTTCTCTGCCATTTTATAACTCCTTTGGGTTATGTATTTTGTTTAAGGTATCTAATGTTTCTTCAGAAACATCTTTTAGGTTCTCAGGTATAGTTGGCATAAGAGTTTGCCTAACTTGTAGTTGTATATCTAATACATCTTTTTCAGCTGTGTAAGTGTAGTTCCACTCATCGCCTATTTCTTGCATTAAAAATGCATCTAATTTATCAAAGAATTCAATCTTCATTTTTGTAACTCCGTTAGTACATGCAGTAAGTTTTCCATCTTTCCTAACTTACCATTTAATTTTTTATAGACTTCGGGTTCCCAAGTGTCTTTTGCCGCAATCAATATAGTTTCTGTCTTTTGTGTTTGACCTGCTCTATATATACGTTGGTTAAATTGCTGAAAGTGTTCTGCGTTGTACGTAGGTGAACACCATATAACTGTGTTAGCTTTAGTAAGAGTAAGACCATGACCTGCGGATTGCGGATGGCAAAACAATACTTGTATTTGGCCAGCTTGAAATCTTTCTACAATACCTACACGTTTGTGTGCAGGGATTGAACCATCAATAATTTCGTAGGATATCTTTTCTCGTTCTGCAATCTTGACCAACGCATCACGTTCGTGTCGCCAGTTGAATGCTACTAATGAATGTGCACGTTGTGCTACAAGAGTCATAACAATGTCATAACGTTCTTGATGTAAGAACTGGACTGTTCCATCTTCATCATATACTGCACCCGTAACTAACTGGAGTAGTTTTTTTACCCTGGCTCCTGCGTGTACAGCGTTAACTGTGCCAGACTTTGTATAAAGTACAGATTCATCTGCTAGCAGTTTATACATTTTAGCTACAGCAGGACTTAATTTTGTTTTGACTGTACGTTTTATTCTGTCAGGTAAATCAATGCAATCTTCTAGTGCATATCTAATTGTTATATCTCGTAAATTGTCTGCTACAGTTTCTTCTATGCCAGGTTTGTCAATCCACTCGTTAGCAAAACCATTAAACTTAGGAGTACAAACTTGATTACGGTACGCGTAAAAACGTAACCCTAAATGTTTGCCATCATCTACAAGACACACAGGATGCCATAGATCTAATATACCGTTGCTATTTGGAGTACCTGACATAGCAATTCTGCAGTTAAAGTTTTCCATAATAGCTTTACAGTTCTTACTTCTTTTAGATTCTCTATTTTTAAAGGCTGTAAATTCGTCTATAACTATATTGTCAAATTCTTTTAAATACGTTTTGGTTGCTTTGTTTTTACATAAGAAGTTAACAGCTTCAAAATTTGTAATGACCATATCTAAATTATCTTGTGCAAATACCTTTTCACGATTCTTTGCATACGCTACGCCATATTTAATAGAAGGGGTAAACTTATCAATGTCTTCTGCCCATGCTGCTTCTAGTATAGATAGCGGGGCTAGTACTAAAGTTTTACCGCCTAGCTTAACTAACGCATCTAATACTGCACGTGTTTTACCAGTGCCTGGATCAGACGTAACAAGACACTTAGGATTGTCTATTATAAATTGAGTAGT